AGAAGCGAGAAACACACTAACACTAGAGAATGAGGAATACACACATGGACTTACTGACTGCTTATCATTATCTGACCTCGTACCTACGGTCATGGACATACATCACAATTGGATCCGAGAGGGTGAATATATTCAACCTACTGACGACCTTGTTAAAAAAGTTATTGATAGTTGGCGTGGTGTTAGGCCTACTCTACATTACTCCGTCAGCCGTGAAGATGTACTTGTCGGACATTCCGGATCACAGTTACCCTCTCATGGTGCGTTGATTGAAGCGGGATACAGTAAGCAAAAACTTCGGGCACATAGTGACTACTATTGGAACGAAGCAGTGAACGATTGGGCATTGACATTCTTAGATAACTTTGATATGATGTGTGAATCAAAGGCAAAGAATCTTGCCAGCTTTAAACTATACGAAAGATACAAATGTTTGAAAAAATAAAAAACTTATTTAAGAAACCAGAAGTTAAATCTGAACCTGAACCTAAGAAGGTTAAGGAAAAGAAGGCTGTACCAGCCGTACCTGAACTTACTGCTAAAGAAAAAGCAACGGCAGCAGGTGAGCCCTACATTAACATACTGAGTATGGAGCTTGATCCTAATGATGTTAACAATGGTGCATTTGAATTAGATTGGAACGAGAAGTTTATTGTAAATCTGATTCGTGCGGGTTATAAACAAAAAGATACTGACACAGATAATGTATTGGTGGATCGTTGGTTTCAAACAATTTGTAGAAATATTGCACTCGAGGTCTATGAGCAACAACAGGCCGATCCTACAAACCGTGACTTACGTGTGGTCCGTACTAAAAACTTAGGTGATGGCCGTACAGAAGTTAGTTGACAATAAATCAAATATAGTGTACAATATAGACATATTAATACATACCTTTAAAAAATATGAAATACGCACTAATCGACACAGCAAACACATTCTTCCGTGCCCGGCACATTGCATCACGTAATAGTGATACTTGGGAGAAGATTGGAATGGCACTACACTTAACACTAGCAAGCACTAATCAGATTGTTCGCAAGTTTGGGATTGATCACGTTGTGTTCTGCTTAGAGGGCCGTAGCTGGCGCAAAGATCATTACGAACCCTACAAGAAAAATCGAGTAGTTGATGCACTATCGCAAACTGAAACAGAGCGTGAAGAAAACGAAATGTTTTGGGATACGTATGAAAAGTTCACTACGTTTCTTAAAGAAAAAACAAACGTATCAGTATTGAGACATGAACGTGCTGAAGCAGATGACCTGATCGCCCGTTTCATTCACTTGCATCCAGATTCTGAACATTTTATCATCAGTTCAGATACCGACTATGTTCAACTTATCAATGAAAATGTTAAGCAATATAATGGGGTAGCTAATCAGCTTATCACATTAGAAGGTTATTTTGATGACAAGGGTAAGATTGTTAAAGATAAGAAAACTAAAGAACCCAAACTGCTCGGTGACCCTCAGTGGCATCTTTTTATGAAGTGTATGCGTGGTGATAGCTCTGACAATGTTTTTAGTGCTTATCCGGGTGTGCGTGAGAAAGGCACTAAGAACAAAGTTGGCTTGACTGAGGCTTATGCTGATAGAAATAAGCAAGGCTTTCATTGGAACAACATGATGTTGCAACGCTGGGTAGACCACAATGAAGTTGAGCATAGGGTAAAAGATGACTATGAACGTAATCGTGTACTGATTGACTTAACAGCACAACCGCAAGAGATTAAAGACTTGGTTGATGCACGTATTAAAGAGGGTGTTCGTACTACGACTATCCCTCAGGTTGGCATTCACTTTATGAAGTTCTGCGGTAAGTATGAGCTGACTAAGATTAGTGAGCAAGCTGAAACATATGCAAAATGGTTGAATAGTCCTTATCAAGGGAGTTTAGTATGAAAACTAGCTGGACAGTTGAATTACAGGAAGATCCTGATACCGGCGACTTTATTTTAGAGTTTCCACCGGATATGTTGGAACAAACGGGTTGGGTCGAAGGTGATTCATTAATTTGGAAAGATAATGGAGATGGAAGTTTTATGTTAACTAAGAAAGAAACACAATGGGTTCTTGTAGAATCTATTGATACCTTCCGTAAACGTTATATGGTCGAGGTACCTGTAGGCACTGACGACTATGGCAACGACAAAACATTATGGGCGTTAGATACAGTAACAATGGAAAAGGCAAAGGAATTCAGCCAAGAGTATATCGGAGAACAGATTATAAGTCACCGTGTTGTTACATATGATGAGGCATTGGTATTATCTGATAAAGATAATGATTATACTGTAGCTTGGGATAATGATATTAAAGTTAAAACCTTCTTTACAACATTAGCTGACCAAGAAAAATGACCTACACAACGCCTGACAAAAATATTAAAACAATACGACAGGATGACCCTGACTTTCATATTCATAATGGATTTCTTATGGCGCCACGTGCTGGATTTGAGATTAGCAATGACTGCCCAAGACAATATAAACTTATGATTATGGAAGCTATAAAGAATGGTTGGCTACAACCAATAGCATATATGAAAGAATCTGAATACGTTTGGGAAAAACTAGGAGAATAAAATGAACAGAGATTACAACAACTTACAATACATTTTAAACAAAACACCCGAAGAACTAGCAGTTTGGTGGGAATCTTTAGAAGATGAAGATCGGTCCTATGCTATGGAAATCATTATCGAATATCGTAAGATGCTAGATGAGCCATTTGTAGAAGATTATTCCATTGCAAAAAAATACTTAAAAAAGTTTCAGTTAAATAACTGATGAATGAACACATTTGCTATTACCCTTGGGTAGGTTTAGATATTGAAGTTCAACAAGACTTTAGACCTTGTTGTAAGTATAAAAATATGCTTGCAAAAAACTTACCTGATTTCTTAGCAAGTGATGAACGTAAACAACTACAACAAGATTTCCTAGATGGGAAAAAGCCTGAAGGTTGTAGTAGATGTTGGCAAGATGAAGCTTCTGGTATATTATCCAAACGTCAACGAGATTGGGTAACGGTATTTAATGAGACTAAACCTGACTTAAACTCATTTAAAGTACTTTCAGTTCCATTTGGCAACATATGTAACTTAGCTTGTAGAACGTGTAAAAGCTATGCAAGTAGCAGATGGCTTACTGAAGAACATAAGCTTAAAAAAGTATTCCCCGAAACTAAATCTTGGCCTCATAATAGATATTATGCAGAACCAAACTTTTTAACGAATATAAAAAGTGTATCTGATGATTTAATATTGATTGAAATGCCAGGTGGTGAACCATTCGTTAGTGGCATTGAAGAACATTTAGAATACTTAGATTACCTGATAGAACATAACGCAAAGAACATAACTATACACTATACAACCAACTGTACTATCATGCCCGACGAAAGATTTTGGGAACGTTGGAGTAAGTTTAAAAAGATTGATATGCAGTTGAGTATTGATGGCATTGGTAAAGTATATGAATATACCAGATGGCCAGGAGTCTGGTCAGAAGTGTATGAGAACATACAACACTATAAACAAAAGCGTAAAGACTATAGTAATCTAATGTTAAGCATATCTCATACCATGAGTATCTTTACAGTATTTTATGTTGATGAGTTCATTGAATGGTGTAGAGTTGAAGAACTACCCAAACCATATATTGGAATGGTGTTTAGACCAGACTATTATAGTGTAGATGTATTAAGTAAAGAGACAAAAGAATATTTATGTAGCAAGTTAACTGACCCGCATTCAGTACAAGTATTAAACTATATGAATACTTTGGACAACCAACACTTGCTAGAAAAGACATTCAAGTATATAATAACACTTGACGAGCATAGAAATCAAAAGTTTAGTGAATCATTGCCCGAATTTTATACTGTATTAAAAGACACTTGTAGTGTACTAGGAAAGTTACCATGAAAACCCGTGAAGAAATCATTACTGATATGTGCTATACATATCGGCATGATTATGGATTAAATAAAGATCCAAACGATCCTAGTTGGTTATCAGGAATGACACCCGACGAGCGAAAAGGATTGTATAATACAATGGCTCAAATATACGATAATAACATTAAACCTATTATGGATTTAAAAAATGGCAAGTCTAGCTGAATATTTTGAACAACATCGTTATAAGCCTAAATATGAGTTTATGGCTAGAGTGACCGGTATGCATGGAAAGATACGATGGATAGGCAGTGTGGGCAATGATACTGTTATCAGTGACCAAATAGGACCTATATTACATATTCACTTAGATTTACCACTAAAGATTGACGGGAAGTATACTGACCACTTGTTTACTAAACATAAAGGTGTAACACGATTAGTGAGTTACGATGAA